GGAAGTATTGTTTGCGTGATGACCAGATGGAGTGAAAAAGATTTAACAGGAAACCTAATGCGTGCCATGAGTGAAGTGAAAGCTGATCAGTGGGACGTGATTGAGTTTCCAGCGATCATGCCGAACAATAAACCTGTCTGGCCTAACTATTGGAAGCTAGAAGAATTAGAAGCCGTGAAAGCATCTTTATCCGAACAGAAGTGGCAGGCTCAATGGCAACAGAATCCCACAGGTGAAGAGGGTGCAATTATTAAACGAGATTGGTGGCAGATTTGGGATAAGAAACAGATGCCTTTATTACAACACATCATTCAATCCTATGATACAGCGTTTACCAAAAAAGAAACAGGTGACTATAGTGCGATTAGTACATGGGGTGTATTTTATCCTGATGAAGTGACACCGAATATAATTTTGCTCGATGTGGTCAAAGATCGTTTTGAGTTCCCTGAACTAAAGAAAGTTGCCATGGAACAGTATAAATACTGGGAACCAGAGTCCGTGATCGTTGAAGCAAAGGCGTCGGGCTTACCGCTCATCCAAGAATTACGTCAAGTCGGTATCCCCGTTATCAACTTTACACCTTCCCGTGGTAATGATAAAATGTCGAGAGTGCATGCAGTTGCACCTGTGTTTGAAGCAGGAGCAGTGTGGGCACCAAAAGAACGCTGGGCTGAAGAGATGATTGAAGAGTGTGCTATGTTCCCTCACGCTGAACATGACGATTTAGTTGACTCCATGAGCCAAGCATTATTAAGGTTCCGTAAGGGTAACTTTGTAGCGTTGCAAGATGACTACGAAGACGAGCCCGTGGACCACGGAGCAGAACCGGAGTATTATTAATGGCGTATAATCCCTATGATGACATAATCGACCAAGACCCTGCGTATATGCAAGAGGGTGGTGGTACGAGAACAGGATTAGTTCAGCCAGTGACCACGGACCAAGGACCACGGTACATATCCTCTGGAATAGCGAAAGCATACTCCTTACTCACACCTGAAGAAGAAACACTCCAAGAAATTGAAAAAAACAAACAACTGAGAGAACTCGCAACCGCTCAAGCTCTACAAGGAACGAAGTACGAAGATTATGCAGGACAAGCAGACTTACCTAGTTTCGTGGTTCAAAGTCCAGGGATCAAAGAACGATTAGATCAAGCAGGATATCAACCCCAAGGGTTTATGGAAGGCATGAGTCGTATTGGACAGTTTTTCTACGGCGACCAACGTCAAGCATTTGATAAATTATCACAAGGTCAAGAGCTTACTCAAGATGATCGTATGGCAATAGCGCTCGCACCTTTAGACGCTTTAGATTTTATTTTTCCTCCTGTTGCTCTAAAAAAATTAGCAACGCTAGGTTTAAAAACGGTGGATGATGTACTCAAAGCAAGTGATGATATTGCGGAAGTAAAACAAGTAAAAGATTATTTTGGTGGAGCAGGATTTATTCCTGAAGGTGTGATGAGAGCACCTGAGACAGGTGGTTCAGGTGTTCCTAAATATTTACCGGGAGGTAAATATAATCCTGCGTTTGCTCTTGAACAAAAAATGATTAGACAAGCAGAAGATCAAAAAAAGAAACTAACATTATTAGAAGATTACTATACACAAAACCCAGCGGATAAATCAGTCAGTGGAGAACAGTTGCGTGTGCAGTTACAAGAATTATTACCTGAAGGTGAGCTTGCTATTAAACCCGATACTTTAATAAAATATGCAGAAGCAAATCCCGATACAGCCATTGGTAAAGCATTTAAAAAGAAACTTACAAAAGAAGAACAAGTGACCGATGATGTTTTAAACACTTTAAGAGAAGAAGCAGAATTAAGGGGAGAAACTATCCCTATTAGCACAGCATCAAAAATTACAGGTATCCCTCAACAATCCGTAAGAAGATTAGTAGATCAAGAAATTGGAGGAATAGAAGAGTTTGTGCAATCAAGAAGACCTGGTGTCACTACCAAAAATATTTTTCATAGTTTTTTCCCCTCTCGTTTTGGTGAATCAAGTATAGATCAGCAGACTAATTATACTTTAGTTTTTGATGCTTTTCGTTCAGGTCGATTTGGTAATATTGATAATTTTCAAAAAGAAATGAAAGCTTATGGAATTGTACCAAAAAGAATAAAAGGCGAAACAGATTTAGTGAGTAATCCTGAGTACAAATCAAATGATCCTCAGTTTTTGGAACAACAAAAACAAGCTCGACAAAATTTTTATAATAATTTAATTAAAGATTTAGATGAAGGCAGTGTAGGTTATCAAAAGCTACAAGATAAAATTACCAAGAGAAGAGATTTAAGTGTCTTCACAAGAAATGAATTTCCTAATTTGGTCATGAATAATCCAGGACTTAAAGAACAATTTGTAAAAGAGTTTCAAGAAAAATTAAGTAAGAAATATAATAACAGTTTTAAAGAGATGTATGACAATCCTGAAACAAGAGATCAAGCTATTAGTGAAATGGCTCAGTATTATGCAGGTAAAAATCTAAATGCCAATATGGCTCATGTAATGGAGATTGGCAAAATTAAAGGAGCTAGTCCTTTTAAAAAAGAAGAGTTTGCCTTAGGTCCTGGACTCAGAGGTAAGATGAATAATCCTGAATTTTATCGAATTAATTTTGCAGCACATAATATTGCTTATCAAAAAGAATATGAAAATATTATTGAGAAAAGCATTCAACAATTAAATCAATTAACAAAACAAGATATTACCAAAGTTAAATCAGAAGCTTTAAAAAAGCCAATTGAGAAAATACAGAAAATTAATCAGCAGATGATTAATAATAATATGGCAGCATATATTAGACTTTCTGATGTAAAACTTTCTGATAGAACTGCCGAGGTGTTAAAAAATGTTTTAGGTGATTATACAATTGCTAAAGAGGATAAAGGTAAAAGTATTTTCTTAGGTACAACAGAAGATAAAAGTTTACCTGAATTAAAAAATATATTTGAGGATAGAATGGCTCGATATATTCAAGATCCAAAATCATTTAAAATTTCAAAACAAAGACCTGAAGAAGCAAAAATAGAAGATGAAATGTTTATCTATGGTAGTGCACCTTATATCAAAAAAGGATTTCCTTTAAATTTTGCTGAAGGTGGACCTGTTAAAATGGCCATGGGCGGTGATCCGTTAGCCAATATGAATCAACAACAGTTCACACCCGATCCTGCCTTTGAAGGAGAAGATTATTTTCAACAAGCTGTTGAGTCAGGAAACTTACAAGCATTTAATCCTGGTAAGATATTTAAATTATTTACAAAAACAGATGCGGTATATACACCGAAAAAATTACCTGATCCTGTTGCGGAACAACAAGCAGCACCTCCAGGCACCACACTACCGACAACACAAGTCGTGCAACCAGAAGATTTTGCGTTTCAATCATTTACCTTAAATAAAATTTTAGATCCTCAAGCTCCGAAAGCAGGAACTCCTGAAGCATGGAAACAGTTTCTATATGGCGGTGGTCAAGGAGGAAAAGTTCCTGAAGCAGAAATGTTTGATTCAGGATTAGAACAATACTTAGATGATTTTAGTAGTTATTTCCCTGATAAAAAAATTACAAAAGATGAATTAATAGATTACTACGAAACTTCTCCTCTTGGTAATATTGAGATTAAAGTCAAAGATGCACGAAGAACAGAACCCTCACCTCACAGTCCTTCTGATGATCCTGCCTATAAAGGCTATGTAGGAGGTTCCCGACATGAGGGATCAGGAAGTCAACCTTTAGATGAAAAAGGTACAGACTATCGTGAGGTTGTTGTTAAAGCAGGAGCTTTACCTGGCGATAAAAAACCTTTTGTTTCTAGTGGTCACTATGAAGAAGAAAACGTTTTAGGTTTTACTCGTGTAGCTAATTACTCACAGCCTGATGGCACCAAGGTTGCGGTCATTCAAGAGATGCAAACCGATATGTTAACAAAGGTTCGAAAAGAACAAGAACGATTACAAGCCTTACTTAAAAGAATTGAAAATATAAAAGCAAAAGCAGCAACAGAATTACAGTCAGGAGACCCTTATCGAATTGCTAGTGCCGATAGAGCGCTAGTGGATTTAAATGCACAAGTTCCTCCTGTTGTCGAAGAGTCTTTACGTAAACACGCTGACTTAATTAAACCGTTTCCTAACCAAGCAGCAAAGTCAACTATTCCTGATTATCAAAAACAAATGCAAGATATGCAGGAACAGATAAATCAAATTTTACAAAAAGATATTCAACAAGCAAAACCCGAAACAGGATTTCAATTAAAATCTATTTCAGAAGAGCAACAAAAAATTTTAGATAGTCTCATGGACTTAAACCGTGCTGGTCAGTTAGATGATATTTTAGGTAAGGTTCAAGTTCCAGCAACAAGAGATACAGATGAATTAATGCGATACGGTGAGGACACTAACGTTCGTGGTATTAATGATGGAACATCTTATTACAACACCAAAGCACTAGAATTGTTCCCTCCAATTCCTTTTAACAAACAAGCCGACTATGTTGACTTGTTAATTAAATCCACAATTAAAGATGCACAAGGTCGAGGTATTAATAAAGTTGCTATTTATCCACCAGAGCTAGTCAACCAACGTTGGGGTAAAAGACCTGATAGTGAAGCAGGTAAAAAGTTTAGAGACTTATATGGCAAAGTAGCAATTCAACAAATGAAAAATATTGCAAAGAAATATGGTGGAGATGCAAAGGTTGAAATTGTCATGAATCCTGATAATTCAGATCGAGGATTAACTTATTTTAAAAGAAATCTAGAAGGTCAGTTTGATTTTATGAAACAAGATCAACTAGCTCAAGGATTAGACCCTGATGAAGCACAAGTATTTATTGATGAGCAACTTGGTAGAAATGCTCATACATTAGGTGCTAATCAAGTTATTTACACGAAAGAAATAGCTCCAGGTCAAACTATGGATTACTATGTGCAGCCTATTCCTGAAAATGTAGAGATGGAAGCGTCTGGACGATTCTCAGCTAAAAATGAATATGAACTTGTGCCTTTAGGGCCTGGTGATGATCGAAATGCAGCACAAATAATTGTAGAAGAATATAATCCACAGGAAGTACAAATGTTTACTATTACGCTAGATTCTGATAAATCAAAAGCTCCTATGTTTATGTTTAAGAAAAAATCTGGTGGAACTATTGATAAAGATAGTTTAGTTTCAATAACAGATATATACGGAGAATATGGTAGATAAATTCGATAGCATTCAGGACACTCCTTATTTAGCACGAGAACCCAACCCAGAAGCAGGAGGACGTGCAGAAGATGATGTTCAGGTAGAAGAAGTTGGCACAACTGTTGACTTAAATACAGAGGGTGAACCTAACGTAGAACTTATTGATGATGGTTCTGCAATAGTAGGAGAGGAAGATATTCCTGCTGCCTCAGGTTTTAATTCAAACTTAGCAGAAATTTTAGATGAAGGTTATTTGCAGTTTTTAGCGAATGACTTGATTGATAAAATAGACGATGATAAAGCATCTCGTGAAGATTGGGAACAATCTTACACTAAAGGTTTAGACTTACTTGGTTTTAAATATGAAGAACGCACTCGTCCTTTTAGAGGAGCAGCAAGTGTTAATCATCCTGTCTTAGCTCAAGCCGTTACACAATTTCAAGCGATGGCTTATGTCGAATTACTTCCGAGTGATGGTCCTGTTCGCACACAAGTAGTAGGTGCAGTTAATGAACAAATTCAACAGTCTGCTGAACGTGTCAAAGAATATATGAATTATGAGATTACTCATGTTATGGAAGACTACAATCCAGAGATGGATCAACTACTATTTCAATTACCTCTTTCAGGTAGTGCGTTTAAAAAAGTTTATTTTGATGAAGTTTTAAATAGAGCAACTTCTAAATTTGTTCCTGCTGAAGATATTATTGTACCGTATGGAGCATCTGATTTAGACACTTGTGGTCGAATTACACAAGTAGTCAAAATGTCAATGAATGATGTTCGTAAAAAACAAGTTTCAGGATTTTATCGTGACATAGATTTACAGCCTTATGATGGAGATCAAACTTCTGACATTCAAGAAAAAATGGACAGAATTGATGGTACAAACCCAACTAACTATGGCATGCAAGATATGACAGAGCTTTACGAAGTTCATATTGATATAGATTTAGAAGGTTTTGAGGATATAAATCCTCGAGATGGTGAGCCTAGCGGGATTAAATTACCTTACGTTGTAACAATTGATCGAACATCAAATAAAGTTTTATCTGTTTACAGAAACTACGGAGAAGGTGATCCTTTAAAAAAGAAAAACGAATATTTCGTACATTATAAATTTTTACCAGGTTTAGGGTTCTATGGCTTTGGTTTAATTCACATGATTGGTGGATTAACAAGAACAGCTACAACTGCTCTAAGACAATTACTTGATGCGGGAACATTATCTAATTTACCTGCTGGTTATAAAGCAAGAGGTCTTCGTATTCGTGATGATGATCAACCTTTACAACCTGGTGAGTTTAGAGATGTTGATGCGCCGAATGGAATTATTCGTGAAGCTTTGATGCCTTTACCTTATAAAGGACCAGATGCTGTATTAATGCAGTTACTTGGTTTCTGTGTAGATGCTGCAAAACAATTTGCAACTGTTGCTGATATGCAATTATCAGAAATAGGAAGTTCACAAACTCCTGTAGGTACAACAATGGCTTTAATGGAACGTGGCACCAAAGTAATGTCCGCCGTTCATAAAAGATTACACTATGCACAGAAAAAAGAATTTCAATTACTTGCTCGAATATTCAAATTAGTTTTACCTCCTGTTTATCCTTTCAATGTACAAGGCGGTCCAAGACAAATTAAAGCTGTCGACTTTGATGACAATATTGACATCTTACCAGTTTCTGATCCAAATATTTTCTCAATGTCACAAAGAGTGACTCTTGCACAAAACCAATTACAGTTAGCTCAAAGTAATCCTCAAATGCATAATTTACGAGAGGCTTACCGAAGAATGTATATTGCTTTAGGTGTTAAAGACATAGAACAAATTTTACCTATACCACCACAACCTCAACCACAAGATCCAGCAATGGAACACAGCGTTGTTTTACGTGGTGCACCACTACAAGCATTTCCACAACAAAATCATGAATTACATATAAAAGCTCATAGAACTTTTATGTCTTCTGTTTTAGTTAAAGCTAATCCAATGGCTATTATGAATTTAGTTTCTCATATTAACCAACACGTATCTTTACTTGCCACTCAAACAGTTGATCAAGCAATGGTAGAAGAAGCAGAAAAATTACGTCAACAATATGGTGATCAAATACCGCCACAAGTCTTACAAGCGTTACAAATGCAAAGGGCTACCGCTATCGATAATGAAATTGTAAAAATTACTGAACAAATGGTTGGTGAAGAAGCAGAATCATTACAAAATCAAAATATGGATCCTCTTGTTTTATTAAAACAACAAGAATTAGCAATGAGACAGGCTGAAATGGAGATGGAAGCTCAATTAAAAGGGGAAAATCAAGCATTAAAAGAAAATCAGTTTGATTACAAACAAGCACTTGATGCTCAAAAATTACAAAAAGACTATGATTTAGCAAATCTACGTGCAGACGTGGCTTTACAACGTCAAAATCAGCAATCTGGAGGGCAAAATGAGTAAAAAAATGTCCCTTAAAGCAGCGTTTAAAGAAGTCAAGAAGAATCCACCAAAAATTTTAGCGAAAACTAAGAAAAAAAGTGGTAAAAAGAGAGCCGAAAAACAAAAAATTGCGATCGCTTTATCAAAAGCGGGAAGGAGCAGAAAAAATGGATAAAATCAAACAACTATGGAATGACCACCCTAAGAAAAAGTGGTTAGTTGTAGGTATCGTTATTGGCTGGGCAATCGCTCAGTATATCTAATGCTTTGGGGTCTGCTTGGTACTGTTGCTAAAGGTGCAGTTGATGTTATTAAAACTCGAACTGAAACTAAAAAGCTTATGGCAGAGGCTGAGCAGACTCATATTCGCAAAATGGCTGAAGGTGAAATTGATTTCGCTATTGCCTCCCAAAAAAACATGCAAAACTCGTGGCGTGACGAGTGGTTCACAGTCATCCTTTCACTCCCTTTATTAATCGTATTTGGCGCCATATTCTTTGGTAAGCCTGAGTGGATTCAAAAACTTAAAGAGGGTTTTGATACTTTAAATCAATTACCTGACTGGTATATCTGGGCCCTAATGGCTGCTATAGCAAGCTCGTTTGGACTCAAAGTAACTGATATTGCAATCAAGAAATTTAAGAAGTGAAAAAAGTAAAAAAATTAACAACGACAGTTCCACCAAAAAAAGGTCCTGCATCACAAGGGTTGAAAAATACTTCCAAAAAGATACAAATAGTTAAGATAACTAAATAAGGATATTCTTAACATGAAACATACGTATTTTAGAATACCAGGATGGTTTAACTATTCTGAAACTTACGACATTATTGTCGATCAAATACCGGAAGATGGAAAGATTGTAGAAATTGGATCTTTCTTAGGTCGTTCTACACATTACTTAGCTACCTCTTTAGTAAACGCAGGAAAAGAAAATGTAAAAATATATTCTGTTGATACTTTTCAGGGTTCTACAGAACACGCTAATATAAAACTACCTAATGATTTTTCATCTATCTTTAAGGAAAACCTTCAATACTTTATTGGACGAAACATGGTTAATGTCTGTCAAGGTAGATCAGATGAACAAAGAATATTAGATATGTTTGAAGACAATTCTATTGATTATGTCATGGTTGATGGTGCTCATGAATATGATGCAGTTCAAGATGATATTTTAAACTGGTGGCCAAAGTTAAAAGAAAACGGAACAATGGTTGGTGATGATTACTTACTTAATTCTGTTGCGCAGGCTGTTAAAGATGGATTTACACAACTTAACATACCTAATTTTGGCGCTAATCGAGCTATAGAACAAACATGGTATTGTTCAAAAGGAAATGCCAACAAAGTATTTGAGAAACGTATACCAGGAGTTAATGCATACGCATGAGTGTTTTTGTAATATTTAACTTCAAAGAAGAATTAAAAAAAGCAAGAGAAACATTACTTGAAAATCTTACTCAAGGGGTTGAAAAAATGGAAGATTACAAGTATATTTTAGGAAAGATACACATGCTTGACATGTGCCAACAGGAGCTTTCTCGCCTGCTGGAAAAAGAGGAGAAATTTGATGACTAAGACATTATATGTGCCCGATCACATAAAAAAGAAATTAGAAAACCCAAGCGCAGGGTTAAGTTCAGATAGAACTGAATTAGATAAATTACCAAAACCATCTGGCTGGAGAATTCTTGTATTACCTTTTAAGGCAAAAGAAAAAACCAAAGGTGGAGTGATTCTTACAGATAAAACATTGGAAGATTCACAATTAACAGCAAGTGTTGCGTTGGTAATGGCACTTGGACCTGATGCATATCAGGATAAAGAAAAGTTTCCCAATGGACCTTGGTGTAAACAAGGTGATTGGGTTGTGTTTGGCAGATACGCAGGATCAAGACTAAAGATAGATGGAGGGGAAGTACGGTTACTTAATGATGACGAGATTCTCGGCACCGTTGATAACCCAGAGGACATACTAACAATAATATAACATGGAGGTACCATGCAAACAGAAATAACTTCTGCTCAAAAAGATAAAATGGTTGATCTAGATGTTTCTGGTGAAGGAGCTGAAATAGAACTTGAGGATAAGTCTCATGGTTCAGTTAAACCAGAAAATTTCGAAAATGTGAAAACCGAAGAAAAAGATCCACTTCAACCTAACGTTGAAGTTCAAGATGAGCAATCTGATGAAATGGATCAATATTCCGATAAAGTCAAAAAAAGAATTGACAAAATGACTTGGAAACTTCGAGAAGCTGAAAGAGAAAAAGAAGCCGCTCTTCAGTTCGCTCAAAACGTTCAAAAAGAACTTTCTGAAAATAAGAAAAAAACTTACGACATTGACAAAGGTTATATGTCTGAAAGTGAAGTCAGAAATAAAATGGCTGCTGATTTAGCTCGTCAGAATTTGATTGCTGCTCGTGAAGCGGGTGACTATCAACAGGAAGAAGAAGCTAGACAAGCTTTGACAAAATTAGATTTAGAAGCGGAAAGAATTAGAGTTACTAAATCTAAGAAAGAACGTGAGTACGAAGAGTTCCAAAAACAGTTAGAGCAAGAGCAACAAGCTTATGCTCAACAACCTCAACAAGCTAGACCACAACCCTCTAATAAAGCATTAGCATGGGCTGAACAAAATCCTTGGTTTAGAAGTGATGAGGATATGACTGAATATGCTCAAAGAATACATCGTGGATTAGTGGCAGAAGGGTTTGACACTGAGTCCGATGACTATTATGATGAATTGACTAATAGGGTTAAAAACAAGTTTCCAGAGTCCTTTTCGAAGGGTTCGGATCAGACAACACGAAGCAACAAAATCGCCCAACCTGTTGCTTCTGCATCAAGGTCTGCAACCAGTGGGCGCAAGTCTGTTAAGTTGACTCCTAGTCAAGTAAAAATAGCAAATAAGCTAGGGGTTCCCTTAGCTGAATATGCTAAGTACGTTTAAGGAGGTACAAAATGACAGATAATAAAACACCAAGAAGTGCACAAACAAGGGCAACTGAGGAACGAAGAAAACCTTGGGCGCCACCGTCTCAATTAGACGCACCACCATGTCCTGATGGATATAAGCAAAGATGGCTCCGTCATCGTGTAAATGGGGCAGATGATACTAAAAATATCACCGCTCGCCTCAGAGAGGGCTGGGAACTCGTCAGAGCTGACGAATATACTTCCGGTCTATACTCTGCTTACAACGGAAACATCAAATCTTATGAGGGTGTCATCAGCGTGGGTGACTTGCTATTGGCAAGAATGCCAGCGGAAACAGTTGATGAGCGTAATGCTCATTACAGGCGAAAGACTGATCAACAGACTCAAGCCTGGGAAGATGATCCGCTGAGAGAACAACATCCAAGCATGCCTATCAACGCAGATAGGCAGAGTCGTGTATCTTTTGGAGGTTCTAAAAAGAACAACTAAAAGAACACTTAAACTATAAAGGAGATGAACTATGGCAAATCAAGCTGGATATTACGGATTTAGACCCGTTAAAATGCTCGGTGCTGCTTATAATGGTCAAGGCCAGAATGAGTACAAAATCGGCAATAACGAAGGATCCGCAATATATCAAGGCGACCCAGTTATTCTGGTAGCTAACGGTGCTATTGATGTCGGTTCTACTGCTGGTGCTGAACTTATTGGTATTTTTAATGGTTGTGAGTATACTGATCCAACTACAGGAAAGCCTACTTGGAGTAATCATTACCCAGGAAGCGTCGCAGCAGACGATATTAAAGCATATGTCATCGATGACCCAAATGTAGTATTTGAGGTTAAAGTTGACGATACTAACGCTGGTCAAGCGCAAGTTGGTACAAACTGCAACATTGCAACTTACTCTGCAGGATCTTCCACTGATGGAATTTCTAACGTAGTAGTTGATGGTGGTAGTTTTACTACTGACGCTGGAGCAAACTTTAGAGTTGTAGGTTTATCAACTGATGTTGATAACTCAGATTACACTGCAGCAAATGCAGCAATCCAAGTTAAAATTAACTTACACTCACTAACAGACACAACAGGTATATAGGAGGTTAAACTATGGCTATATCTAGAAGTCAACTCGTTAAAGAGTTAGAGCCAGGTCTAAACGCACTATTTGGCCTGGAGTACGGACGTTATGATGCAGAGCATTCACAAATATTTGAAACAGAAACTTCAGATCGAGCATTCGAAGAAGAAGTAATGTTATCAGGTTTTGGTAATGCTAGAGTAAAATCAGAAGGTGGATCTATTGTCTATGACAATGCAACAGAAACTTTCACTGCTCGTTACACACATGAAACAATTGCATTAGGTTTTGCAATCACTGAGGAAGCTGTTGAAGATAATCTTTATGACAGAATCTCAGCAAGATACACAAAAGCTCTTGCTCGTTCCATGGCAAACACAAAGCAAGTTAAAGCTGCAAACGTATTAAATAATGCGTTTGATTCTAACTTTGCTGGTGGTGACGGTGTAGAACTTTGCTCTACTGCACACCCACTTGTAGCAGGAACTCTTTCTAACGAATTAGCAACTGCTGCTGACCTAAACGAAACTTCATTGG